AAACGACACCAACGCAAAACCGGCAAACAAGCCTTTCAGACGGCCTATTACACCCGCAAAGCCGCTGCCCGCTGATTCGGCCTTCTTCAAATCCTCATTTAACTGCTTAATCTTGCGCTGATAAGTTTCCACATCGATTGCGCCGACTTCGAGCAGCTTGTTTACTTCCGCCTGTTTGGATTTGAACTGCTCCATCGGCGTGCGTGTTTCCAAATACACCCGCTTGGCCGATTCCGTGATTTTGCGGAATACTGCTTCCTGCGCCGCGCCGACGTCTTTCAGGCTGTCCGGATTGAAATGCAGTCCCTCTTGAAAGGCTTTCCGCACATCGGCCATCTGCGCCTGAATCCGCGCCTTCACGTTCGCGATGGCATCTTCAATCTGCTTGGCCGCAGCGGAAGCCGCATCGGCCGCGCCGTCAAAGCCCGCCGCCGTTTCGTTCTGCGCCGTAATCTTGATTTTGGCTTCTAAATCGCTCATTTCGCCACCTGTAAAAAAGCCGCCCGATACCGGACGGCGTTACCCTTCATGCTTTCATCTTCAGACGGCCTATGCTTCCAACAGTTCCGCCCCGGCAAAAATACTGTCCGCATTGCTTTCTTCCACCGCCTTGCGGTACAGCCATTCTTTGCATGATTCTCCTTCGGCAGGCAGGCCGCCTATCGTCAAAGAGTGCGAACAAAGCGGATTGCGCCCCGATTCGTGCGCTTTCTTCGATACATAACCGTTCAGCGTCGCGGTTGCGCTGCCGTACTTGTAGTCGATGCCCACATATTCGATAACGTGGTAGGACGCCACTGCGCCGGTGCTTTCGTCCTCGATTTCGTGCTTGATTGCGATTGCTTGTTTTGCCATGATTTTTCCTTTCGATAGGCATTAAAAAACCCGCGAATGCGGGCAGAATAATTTCAATATTTAATTTCCGTAACCTAATGGGATACCGTCTAGGTCAACCATAAAAATATATGTGCTTCCAGGGGTCATCCATGTGTCCCTAGGGTCCCACCAACCTGTACTAGTTCCTGTATCAATTAACGTTTGTTGTACAGTGTTTTCATCTTTAAAAAAGAACCCTTCTATTAACTCCCAAGCCCCTTCTGTTTCAAAAGTGCCTGGAAAGTATTGTCCATGTCCGTTAGCTTTAATCAATGCACGTCTTACATATGGTATAAAGATACCCAGATTGTTAGAGTATTTCGTATAAGGACTTATATCAACTTTATAGTCTTGATGAAGGTTAGGGGATTGGGCATAAGTTAATTCATGAAACGATATAAGTTTTAATCTATACCAAGCAGAATGATAAACTAATAGACCATTATCATTCCACAATTTAAGTCCAGGGCCTCTTTCAGGCGGTTGCCATACATCAAAAATGTAATACTCAATCCCTCCCTGTATAGTAAGGTTCCACCAAGCATATAATTTATAGCCTCTGAACTGTAAACCTGAAATCCCTTTCGTTTCTACCACTGGAATTGCAGCTACTTTATTATTATAGTCATACCCTCTCGGCTTTAAAACAAGTACCGGACAATTCATACCTTTTGTACTTATTTCACACCACTTGGTATCGTTTACCGTAGTAAAATTTTTTTCAGTTAATAACCCTGATTTTCTTAAATGAAAATTTTGATACTCATTGCTTATGGTGACTAAAGGAGCTCCGCCGTTGGAATTAAATAATTTAAACATAAGGACAAATACCTAATACTAAAGTAATGTAATTATTTATCCTATCTTTAGACCCTAAAGCACTATCCCCATACTGAAGTTGAATATTAGGGTCTTGATAAAAACGATAAGAATATTTCAAAGTAGTACCTGATATAGTAATTTCAGGCCATTCTAATCCAGCAGCGTCCCCCATCGAAATAAAATGAAAAATTTTAAATCCTTGAGGTATATTTGCTAACTCCGGAACTTCAACGTAACCTTCAACTCCCTTTTTTGAGGTAGGTATCTGAAGTATCTTTAATACTTGAGGGAACCTTGAATCTACTTTATCACGCAATGTGCCATCTTCGTTGTAAACTTTCAAACCCGCCGCCATTTATCCAATCTCCATAAAAGAGGCCGTCTAAAACCTAGACGGCCTTTCTTACATTGACAACTCAACAATAAGAACCCCTCGTTCGTTAAAGAACTGGATTTTATCATTCGTCATCTTCAACCCAACATTACCAGACGCAGAAGATATTGACACCCTGCCGTTATTATCAACAGAAAAGCGGCCATTACCAAGATTCAAGCTGCCGCCGCTGATATTCCCCATATCTGCGGAAATAGCGGACAAGTTGTTCACATTCAGCTTATCAGCCGTGATACTGCCAGCCGCCATTTCATGCGCTGTAACGCTTCCAGCTTTCAGGCGGTTTGCGTTCAGCGTGTTTGCCGTGATTTTATCGCCGTGAATATCCCCAGCGTTCAATCTATCAATAACCGCCTTGCCGTTTACCACCAGTTCGCCGTTTACGCCGACACGGTTTTTCTGCGTATCTACCGTGAACGGGAAAATATCGGCCTTACCGACAGCACCGACGCCGAAGCGGTCGGCGTTCACAATAAACCTGCTTTCAGGCGTTCCGTTTTTCGGCGTAGTTGCCAAGCCGTAGCCCGCCACCCTGCCGTTAACGTCCACCTTAACCGTGTACTGCGCTTCCAGCCCGTTAATGCTCCGGGCGTGGGTTTGGATGGACGCGGTATTGCCGTTTACCGATGTTTGCAGGGTCGTTATCCTTTCAGTTACCGCCCTGATGTCTCCTGTCGCTTTGGTTAAGGCCGTCTGAACGACCTGAACCGTACTACGAACCTCCTGTAATCCGCTATTATCTTCCGGCGCAGGCGTCCAGTCGGTCGCAACAGTGCCACGTTCAAGCTTAATACGGTCAATCCGTGAGGCAGTTCTACCGCTATTCGGACCGCAATAAATCAATAAGCGGTCGTTTGACGGGTTGTTTTTTGACCGTTGCCATGTTGTTGACAGTCGATAAACTCCATCAGACACTTTCTTCATTGTGCCTAGCCAGTTCCAACCATTTGAATTGAACGGCCAAAACGCTTCGCGGTCACTGCCTAAATCCCCCCAAATCGTTACAGTAACCGGCTCGCCTTCTTGCAACGAATTATCCGTCATTAAATATGACTGCATTAAATAGTTGGAATTTTGAACTTGCGTTGCAGAATCTCGGATTAAGTTTCTGCCTCCGACAGATAAGTTATTGAGTTTCGCTGATAATTGGTTAATCTCGCTCGCTCGTGAACTATCTTTCTGATTGACGGTTTCGCGCAATGAATTAATAGAACTCTCAGTACTTCCAAGACGGTTGTTCAATACTTCCGTCTCTCGCTTAACCACCGCCCTCTCACGCGCCTCAGTCGCAATCCGCGCATTCACACTTCCCGCCCCGTTGCCGTCAATCAGTGCAATTTTGTCGCGCAAGGCCTTATTCAAACTGCTTTCGGCCAAGTCGCGCACGGTAACGTCCACGTCATAGACGGTGAATGCCGAACTGCTGCTGACCTGTAAGCCTGCTTTATCAAAGCTGTCATAACCGGCCGCCCGAACGTAATAAGTCTTTCCTCCTTCCAAGGGGTTTCCATTGCATTTCGCAATGGTTACAAACGTTTCCGCTCCGTCGTACACACGATTTGCATCAACCGTAGGGCAGGCGGGATTGTCAGACACCCACAAAATGATGCCTGCAAAATCTTCTTCAGACGGCCTTTCACATTGGAAAAACGCCTGACGCAGGCCGCTGTCAATTTGGATGCCCGTCAGTGCTTTAAGTTGGGGGTTCTGCGCCACTACCTGCGCCCATGCGCCGGTTTTCCCGGTAACGGCACGTCCGCGCACCTTGAAAACTACATTGCGCACCTGCCCGCCGTCGGCTTTCATGTCGGCCAGCGTGTAAGTATAGCTGTTGGCAGTAATGCCGTTGATTGCCCGCAAACGGGTTTGGCTGCCTGCGGCGTAGATTTCCACGTCGTAGGTGTCTGCGCCGTCCAGCTTGTCCCACGCCAGCACGGCTTCACGGCCATACGCCCATGATGACGTCAGGCGCAGGTTAGCTACCTGTCCAAGCGGCGCGCCGATAATGCGGTACGAATAGGCCGGTACTTCGGCCAAATCCTGCGCCCCGCTGCCGAAAACATTGTGCGAAACCAGCTTGACCCACACCGTGCGGCCTATCCAATCACGCGGCACGGGATACTTGAACAGTGACTCGTCCACGCGCACAAACGGCCTTCCCGCCTCATGCCTGCCGATGTTGCTGCCATACGCACCGCGCGTCAGGTTGACCAACGCATAACGTCCGACCCCTTTCAATTCGGCGGTTTCGTAAGCCAAAAACTCGCCGTCCGCATAACACAAGGTCAATAAATCGCGGCTGTCTTGTTCCGTTCCGCCCGTCAGTTGCCCTGCGCCGATTTCCACGCCTAAAGTATTGGCACGGTCAAATACCGCACCTGCGGGCAGTGCCGCCGTCAGGCTGCCGTAACGCGCCTTTCCGCTTACCGCACCGACGCGGGTGTAACTGTCGCCATTGGTCGATACCCATACTTCCGCGCCGCCCCACATATCACCGCCTGCGGTTGCCAGCCATATTTCAGGCTCGCCGCCCGTCAGTTGCAATGGTGCTTCGAATATCACCGGCGCGTGCGCGTTGCCGGGCGATACGTTGTAGTCCGCCGAGTAACCCAATGACGGCTGTGTCGGATACTCCGTCGCCGAAGCCGTGCCGAACGGGAAATCTTCCGCCTTCACGTTCAATACGCCGTCTTCGTCTTCTTCGATTTCGGTAATGCGGACGGGGGTCTTGCCCAAGCCTAAGCCGCCATCGGTCAGCGTAACCAAGTCCATAGGCTCAAGCAGACAATATTTCCAGCCCAGCTTAAATTCATACTCGTTGCGGACGTATAGGGCGCGTTGCAACAGCAATTGCGCCACCTGACGCGCCACCTTCGCATCACAGATGCCGTGCATCTTCACCGCATCTTTCGGGCGGATGCCGTATTGCTCGATATTTGCCTGGTCTTTTGCTTCCGCCACGGCGATGTTGTAGTCGTTTGCACGGTCGAGATACTCAATCTGCACCTGATTGTATGCGTCGGCATTCGTCTTGCGCTCCACGCGCACGGGGTCTTCCGCGCCCGAAACGATAAAATCGTCATCCGTCAAATCATACAGCGGGGTCAGGTTCGGAATA